ACGGGTGACCGCAACCCAATTCTAGGACACACTCCAGGTCCTAAGGGTGGCATTGACATGAAGCGCAATATGTCTGGTCTGGGTGTGGGTTACGTTGACGCTCTTGACTTGTTTAAGCCACAAGGCACTTCTGTCAACAAGAAATCTAATGGTGTAAAACGCCAATACCGTGCTATTGACCCTATGCGTCGTCGTGAAGCAGGTACCCGTGCGTACATCAAGAACAACCCTCAAAACAAAGATGGCGTGTAATGGCGGCTAAGAAAAAGGCCAAAGCCAAAAAAGCAGGTCCAGACTTATCTAACCGAGTACTTGAATTCGGTGACCTTCCTAAGAAAGAGCAATCAGACGCTGTAGGGATGGTTAGTCGTGTGTCTGAGACAATGCCAGAACAAATGGCAACACTTGCAGAACGTGGTTTGAAGTCACCTAGACCAGGAATGCAATCAAAAGGAAAGCGTTATGCCACCGCTGCTCCTCAAATGGTTTCTAAATCATTGTCTATGGATGATATGGTTTCTGCCCGCAAACAAGCATTTCATTCTGCTACAACAGGTGACGTTCGTTTACCAGAAGAAAGTATTGCTGGTCAGGAATTCTATTTTAAGCACCGCAAAGAACTTGATGAAACCACTGGTAGTGGGAATATCCCTATTGAACGAGTTGTTAACGCAACCAGCCGTTTGAGTATTCAAACAAAACCTGAAAGTGAAAAAGCGGCTTTGTCTGCACTAAGTAGTGCTCATACTGGTGGGTCAATGCACTTTAAACCTGAACTCGTTGATGCCCTGCGCTCCCAAAAAGTAACAGTGCCTGAAGAGTTACACGGTAAAGAAGTTCCTTTTAAAGACATCCCAGGACATGTAGTACAAGGTATTACAGAACCTTCAATTCGTGAAACAATTCAAAAACATTCTAAAGGTGTGGATGTTACCAACATGGCAAAAACATCTATGCGTTCAAACCTTCAGTATGCCCATGAGGCAATGCAAGGAACACGCACGGTGTCACCAATGGACAACCCAAAACTGTTCTCATATGGAAAAGGACATGAATTGGCTGTCCCAGATAGCCCAGAACATCGTGAGTACCAGTTGCGTGCTGGGCATGTTGGACGGGTAAGTCGTGGGCAAGAAGCCGCTGGTCAAGGAATGTTTGATTTTGAAGGGCTACGTTCTAGTAACGAAGGTGTTTTATCAAATCGTCTTCAAACCCCTAATGACTCATGGATGCTTGCTAATGAACGTCAACAACCACAGGCAGTCCGCAAAGTAGCAGGGGACGTTAGCCTTTCTACAAAGCAGATGAAGACTAAACGTGGTCGTCAAATGGCTGTTGGTGTAGGCAATAAGTCTATTACTCCTGCGGGTATACAACATGCAGTTGGTGCTGAAGCCACAACTCGTGCTGCTCGTGAGATACAAAGTGATCTTGGGCTTGACTTCACAGTTCCAGCAATGATGGTTCAAGAAGGTGTGTGGGCGGCGGAACGCCGTCAAGCAGGATCAGATGCACCTTTTAATGCTCTTCAAAGAGAAGCAAAACCTAAAAAAGAAAAGCGTCAAGCCACCCCTAAATCCTTCCCCAGCATTAACTGGGATCAATTCAAAAGTTAACGGAGATTTGTTATGACCGATGCATGGGCACTCATTATTGCCACCGTTATTACTTCTGTAACGGGAGCGCTTGGCTTTACCATTAGGCAATTCATTGCCATGCGTAAAGAGAACCGTTTGGATCACGGCATGGTCATGCTTCATTTAAAAGGTGTGAAACGTGCTATTGAGACCAATAGCGAAAAACTAGACACTGTAGGCGAGCGCCTCACCAACCATTTGGATTGGCATCTCACAAAGAAGTAGTACTAGACACGCCCGTGAATAGGGTGCTAGGATGTTCCTGACCGTAATTCTGAATTACAAAAGGTTAGGTATTTGTGAAACAAGAAGACCATAAAAGTAGTTTATTGGATGCACTCTTAAATCCAAAAGATAGTGCAACATCCGATACTTGCAAGTTTACTCGCACCAAAATGAAGATGACTCCTGATGAACAAGAGGCTATAGATAGAGCCATTGAACTCATCAGAGATGATAACGGTTTGGGCAAAAGTAAAACGTACAGTGCGTCATGGCTTACTAAAGTCATGCGCCAACATGGATACAACGTAAGCATAAGTACCATCCAACGGCATGTCAATAAGGATTGCTGTTGTTACCAAGGAGGCGCACAATGAGTGAACTGGCAGACGCATTAAGTAACCCACCACAAGACAAGAGCAAACTTCTTGGCAAGTTGGTAGAAATGTTAGAACGTAAAAACATTGACATCAACGAAATTGGTGACGTTAGAAAAGTAAAGTTGTATCAGTCACTTACAAAAGATGCTGATGGTGAAGCACAAATTCATGATCTTGCAGCAATCCAGTTCAGCCCTAAATGGGAGACTGGTCCTGAATGGCCTGTTGTAAAGCAAGGTCCTGCTGTCAAGATGCCGCCAGTAACAGCCAAAACAAAGAAACCAACAACATTCAAAACATGTGTAATTGTTCCCGATATTCAGATTGGGTACTACCGTGGTCGTGATGGTCAGTTAGAGCCAACTCATGATGAGAAAGCAATCAGCATTGCATTAAGTGTTATCAAGAACACGCAACCTGAAGTTATTGCATGTGTAGGAGACAACTTGGACTTTCCTGAAATGGGTAAGTACCTGACGTATCCTGCGTACGCACAAACGACACAAGCATCCATTGATCGTGCAACTTTCTTCTGTGCACAGATGCGAGCGATGGCTCCTGATGCAAAGATCATTTGGTTGGCAGGAAACCACGAAGAGCGTATGCCTAAGTACATTCTTGTTAACGCAGGTGTTGCTTATGGTTTGCGTAAGGGAAACATTCCTGAATCATGGCCTGTACTATCTGTTCCTTACCTCTGTCGCATGGACGAGTTTGGCGTGGAGTACCGTCCAGGTTATCCAGCAGCAGATTTCTGGGTCAATGAGAAACTCCGTATTATCCACGGTGATCGTGTGAAGTCGTCAGGCTCCACAGCACACGTTTACCTCAATCAAGAAAAGACGAGCGTTATCTATGGGCACATTCACAGAATTGAAACAGCATTTAAAACTCGTGAAGACTTTGATGGACCAAGAACCATCATGGCTGCTTCTCCTGGTTGCCTTGCTCGGATTGACGGGGCTATCCCTTCTACTCGTGGTGGGGTGGATCTAGACGGTCGTCCGCTAACTCGTTATGAGAACTGGCAACAAGGTCTTGGAATCGTTCAGTACGAAGATTCAGGAGCACATCGCTTCTCCTACGATGTCATTCCAATCTATGACGGTTGGGCAATGTACAACGGCAAGGAATACCAGGCAGACTAATGACCACGGTTATTGGCGTACAAGGTGATGGCTTTGCTGTCGTGTGCGTTGATTCCCGTATTTCTTCCATGGATTCTACTGGGCTGTCTCAGATAGGTACCTTGAGAGAGGGATCCAGCAAGGTTGCAGTAAATGGCAAATACTTGCTAGGGGCGGCTGGAGATGTTCGTGCAATTAATATCTTGCACCACGTCTTTCAGCCACCCGCACCTCCTCCAAATATCAAAGGAAAGAAACTGGATCAGTTCTTTACTGCCAAGTTCATTCCTGCTCTACGGGAATGCTTTGATTCCCAAGGCTATTCCATCCCTGATCGTGAAGACAAAGAACATATGGCAGAGCAGGGGTCTACCCTTTTAATTGCTGTAAACGGTGTTATTTACATTGTGGATGGGGATTACTCGTGGGCGTCAGAAGCCAATGGTCTCTACTCAATTGGTTCAGGATCTGCCTACGCTTTGGGGGCAATGCAAGTACTTACACATAACAAGAAACAAACCGTTCAGCAGGCTAAAACCCACGCTATTAAGGCTTTGACTATTGCTGCTCGCTTTGATCCCCATACAGGCGCTCCGTATCACACGTATGTTCAAGAGCAAGAAAACACCCGTACCCGTAAAACGGTATAATCAATCTAAACCTATTCAAGGAGTCATCATGGCTGATCTTAAGAAAACACACGCAGACGCAACAATTAAAGGTGCCGCTATTGGTCTCTTGGCTTATGTCGCTGCAAAGTACAATGTCTCGTCAGAAGTAGTCGCTGTGGCAATCCCACTAGTAGCCGCTGGTTTGTCAGTGGTATCAACCAAGATTGGTGATAAGAACACTGCCCTCTTGCTGAACCTTGCAACAAAAGCAATTGCTGCTGTCCCTGCTGCAAAAGCACCTGCTAAAAAGACACCTGCTAAAAAAACCAAGTAATGGCTCGTAAAATACCTCACGCAAATGCTGAGGGTTGGACATACCCAATAGACCCAGATACCGTGTTACACAACACGTTAACGGGCACTGGGTACACTGTCAACTTGCAGACGGGTAAACCCCCTACTACAGGAACAATGGTCTCCATTCCTGGGCATGAGCACACTGTCCCAACTTCCAGTATTACATCTGATGATATTTCCGATTTTGCTACATCTGAAGAGCACAAGGGAGCGCTAACTAAAAGAGAGAGCAATTTAGGTACTTGGAATACTGGAACAGACGTATTTCTTGATGTATCCCGCAGGTACCCCAATACCACAAGAGGAGCACGGGCGGCACGGTCAGCCGCAATGCGTGGCGACCAGTTTGCTATCTATAACGTTGACCGAAAGTTGACCGAGCAAAATGTAGCGGCTCCTAAAGTTCAGCAACAATACTTGCAAGATAAGAACATTGAACTATCTGAAGGGGCAGGTGATGACTACTTGAAAAGCACATCTCCTGTTGGGTTGCATGTAACTACGGGAATCCGCACAGCACCAGATAAGGGAACTCGTGGTAAGCGTAAAGCAGGAACAGGTCAGGGAACTATTGTCTGGACTGGTGAGCCTAACCAATAGAGGAATGCCTTATATTAATAACGTTCCCTTAGATATCAGGCTACAATTTATACATCCACAAACTTTGATAAGGTGTAACTGATGGCAGTTGATTTCTGGTCCCCGTCTTACCGTGCATCTTCAAGCGACCTCACCGTTGCTATTAGTCCTCTGGGTTTGGTGGAGTTGGCAGACGAAGAGTTTGAGGTCCATGGACCACGCTTAAATCGTTACAGCGCAGCATGGGCTTGGTATCTAGGTCACCACTGGAGTTACCGCCGTGAGATGGGCGAGTCACAGTTCTACTTGAATTACGTCCGCACTATGTCGGATTACATTACTAACTTTTGTTTTGGTAAGGGTGTTCAATTTAAAACACCTGAACAGAACGGCGCCATCATTCCACACCTGCTTCACCGTGTATGGGACCAAGATAACAACAAGCACTATGTGTTGTGGGAGATGGGTCAACTTGCTTCAGTAACTGGTGACTGCTTTGTTAAAGTTGCGTACGAAGAACCTTACGAAGACACCGTGGGAATTGTGCATGCAGGTCGTGTACGGGTTATTCCTTTGAACCCAGCACACTGCTTCCCTGAGTATCACCCACATGACCGTGACCGTTTGATTCGTTTTAAACTCAAGTATCGCTTTTGGGGAACTTCACCTGAAGGTACTCGGCAGGTATATACCTTTACTGAAATCCTTACTGATGACACTGTTCAACAATTCATCAATGATGAAATCATTGATCAGTACGACAATGTGTTAGGAACTATCCCCATCGTTCATATCCCAAATACGACCATCTCGTCATCGCCTTGGGGTCAATCAGATGTCTGGGACATCATTCCATTGAACCGTGAACTTAACGA